CGGCCGGAATTGCAACTGGCCTTCCAGGCGCTCGGCCTGGCATCGGCGCCGCGGCGCAAGGAGCTGCAATCGCCGGTCGCCCGGAACCTGTTCAGCGATTTTGTGAACCGCACCGCCAGCCTGGGAATGCTGTTTGAAGAACTCGAAACCGAGGAACCGATGGACCACTGGCCGCCTGAAAAGCTGGATGAATTTTTGGAAACCGCCGAGCCGGTGAAGGAAAAGATCGAGCGGGCGGAATCCCTGCGGATGGGCCGCAAACCAAAAACGGAGGTCGCATGAGCAAACTCCAAAACCCCATCGGCTGGTGCGATGACACGGGGAACAAGTTCATCGGGTGCAACAAGGTTTCGCCGGGCTGCAAGAATTGTTACGCCGAAACCGGCACGGCAGCCAGGGTGCTGCGTGCGCGCGGCATTGAGACATGGGGACCACAGGGCATACGCATCGCCGTGGCGGATTTCATCGCCAAACTGCGCCGATTGAACGAGCTTTGCATTTGTGATCGGTGCCATGAAACAATGCCATTCAGTCCCGTCGCCGTTCTTCCGTCGCGCGGATTTCACATTGCCTGCGGCGGAAAGATTCGCCGGATTCGATTTTTTGCGGACAGCAATTCGGACTGGCTGGATGTCCGGTGGCCGATTGAAACGCTGGCGGAATTCCTGAACGAAATCCGGCTGGCGCCGAATGTGGATGTCATCCTGTTGACCAAGCGGCTGGAGAATTGGAGGGATAGAGTTGATGATGCCTTTGGAACCTTGCCACCAAACCCGGAAAGGGACGACTGGTGGACCGGCTGGCTGGATGGGCAAAAACCGCCGCAAAACGTCTGGCTGGGCGTCTCGGTGGAGAATCAGGAAATGGCCGACAAGCGGCGCGAGGCTTTGCAGGCGATTCCGGCTCAGACCAGGTTCGTCAGTTTTGAACCCGCATTGAGTGAGGTGAACTGGGCGGGGTGGGATTTCATTGATTGGATGATTGTGGGCGGCGAATCCGGGCCGAGCCGGCGGGATTGCGGGGTGGATGTCCTGTTGGAAGCCATCGAGGATTGCCAGCAGGCCGGAATTCCGGTGTACGTCAAGCAGGACTGCGCATTAAAATCCGGCCGGCAGGGGCGCATACCGGATGAAATTTGGAAACTGAAACAATTTCCGCATCCGTGAAAATCCGTGGAATCCGTGTCTAAAAAACGCTACGCGCGCACGCCGAAGAACATCCTGCTGGCGCTGGGTTGCTCGCCGTCGCCCGCCATGCGGCGCGAGTTGCGCGAGTGGAGACTATGGCCCGGCTTCCCCAAAAAACAGCGCAACGGATTCGACATTGCGGAATTGGAAGCCTGGGCGGTGAACAACGCGGCCAAAATCGTCCAGCGCAAAAAGCTCTCCAAAATGTTGCAGGAGGGGGAGGATGTGACGGCCAGCGACATCAAGATTTTCAAGACGCCGGTGGCCGGAGTCCCCAGCTTTGCGGTGGGCGCGGATGAATACCCGGAAGTCATCGAGGGCATGGACCGGCTGGGCGCACTCATCATGCGGCGGTTCGCCGGCCGGCTCACGATGGAAGTGCGCCGGATGCAGATTCAGAACTGGAAAAAGCTTCTGGGCGTCGCCAAAAGGCCCGGGCTGGTGCCGTTTCCTTCGCCCAAGGAATCAAACCGCTACGATGTGCGGGAATGTTTCGCCTGGATTGAGAAATGGATTTTGGTGGATTCCCAGATTGCGGCGGGCGATTTGTTCGGCGGCGCGGCCAATCTGGACGTGAAAATCAAAGAAGTGAATCTGCGCCGCGCTCTGCGCGAGGAAGAATTTTCCAAGGGCAGCCTGATTCCATTCTCGCTCGTCACGAGTTATCTGGCCGGACTGGCCGGTCGCATTGAAAAGTTTTACGACCGGCTGCTGGAGGGCAACGCCGGCTTGCGCCGGGTCATTGCCGACACCTGCCGGGCCGAATCCCTGCCTGACGCGGCCATCACCAGGCTGGATGAAAAGCTCAAGCTGGCTCTGGCTGGCGCGCATGACGGGGTGAAGGCGGAATTCACCGAGGCCCGCGACTTCGCGCTGGCTGAGTTTGAGAAAATCAGGAAAGAACAGGCCGCCGGATGACCGCCACTGAACCAATACCGCCGGAAATCCTGCATCGTCTGGATGCGGCGGTATTCGGCGCAATGGGGCGGCAGAAGTTCCGGGGCGAGATTTGGGAAAGCTCGGCCGGGGTGCCAATGGGGCGCGGCTATTCCAACGACGGCAAGCCGTTCGACATCGAGACGGCCTGTTACCTCAAGCCGGTCCTGCGCGCCATCCGCAACCCTGACATTCCCGTGGTGGGCGTTCTGGCGGCCGTGCAGATGCTCAAGACGTTCGGCTGCATCGAGGAACCGGCGGCGTATTTCGTGGAGCACGACCCCGGCGACACCACCATTTACATCGGCGGTGACGATTCCGCGCGCGACCAGGCGCGCTCGCGCATCATTCCCCGGCTGCGCGCCATCCCCGGCGTGGCCGCGCAACTGGCGGCGGCGGAGGCCAGCAATCGTTTCGACATCTCCACCCAGGAATTTTACCTGCCCGGCATGGTCCTGCGCATCTGGGGTTTGAACGAAAACACCACCCAGCGCATCACCCTGCGCCGGGTGCTGATTTCCGACGCTTTCCTGAGCAAAAAAACGGGAATGATCAACCAGGCCATTTCCCGCACCACCCAGCACCGGCACGACCGGAAGATCATCATCGAAAGCCAGGGCGGCGAGGAAGGGGATGACATGGACGTTTTTTGGCATTCCACCGGCATGGGAATGCTGCATGTGGTATGCCCGGACTGCGGCAGCGGGTTGCCATACGAGTTTCATCACGAGCGGCTGGATGATTTCATTGCCAAACCGCCGCTGGCCATTCCGTCGCTGGACCGCGCCGCCTGGGTGGCGCATCACACGCCGTTGCTGCTGAAAGAGCGCCATGCCGGATTCAAGCGCGGCGACGATGATCTGATCCGGCGCGCCGATGGCACCTATAATGAGGCGGAAATCTTCAAGCAAACATATTACGAATGTCCGCATTGCGGATCGCACTGGACCGACACCCCAATGATTCGGAAAAAGTTGGACGATTCATCTTACTACGTCCCCAGCAACCCAAATGCGATGCCGGGTTATGTGGGATTCAGTTGGCCGGCCTGGGCGGGCCAGCGTCTGCCCTGGGGCGGCGAGGAAGTGATGCTCGGCTATCTGCGGGCCAAGCAGCAGCACGAAAAATTCGGCGACGTGGAGATGCTGAAACAGTGGTATCAGAAACGCGCGGCGCGGCCCTGGGCGCCCAAGCTGACGGCGGTTACGGCGCCGGTCATCACCGGCAGTTACAATGTGAAGGGGAAAATTCCCAACGAACTTTGCCGTGTGATGTTTGTGGATTGCCAGCAGGATCCCGCGCTCACAGCGGCGACGGGCAAGAGCACGATGGGCCATTACTGGTATGTGGCGCGGGCGATTGACGCCGATGGCAACCTGTTCCAACTGGCGCGCGGCTACGCCATGAGTGAGGCGGAATGGCGCAAGGTTCAGGAGCGGCTGGAGATCATCAACGAGAATGTCGGGATTGACGGCGGCAACTGGCGCAGCGACGTGATTGATCTGGCCGCCAGGCATATCACGGAATATGTCATCCGCGACAACCGCCGGCGGGTGAACCGGGAGAAACACGCCTGGCTGTGTTACAAGGTGCTGGTGGGCATGGACGGCGGCCCGTGGAAATGGCCGGATGGCCGTTACCGGGCCGTGGCGCCGAACCACCCGGAATTCCGCAATGTCACGATCAAGGAAAAACAACTGGCCGTGCAGGTGCCGGTGCATGGCTGGAGCAACCTGCTGGTTAAGGATCAACTCGCGGCGCTGATGGCCGGCGGCGAGGGGCGCGTGAAATTTTTATCATTGGCGCGCAAAGAACTGGATGAGCCGGCGCGGATCGTGGAGCAGGGCAATTTGAGTTACGAAAACCAGATGAGCGCGGAATACCGCACGTTCAAGAAAAACGGCAGGCCCATCTGGGAACGCGCGCGTCCGGACAACCATTATTGGGATTGTGAATGCGGCTGCCTGGTGCTGTTCGGGCTGGGCGGTTATCTGGGCATCGCGGCGCCGGAGGGCGACCAATGAAGCTGTATCTCAAAAATGGCGATCTGGCCGGTGAGACTGTTTCAGTGGCCGAACAGCTACGGCCGGGAACAATTGTCAATGTGCCCAAGCTATCTCTCATGCCACATCAACATTGGATTTATTACAAATATCTTGCAACCGAAGATTGGGATCGAGGCCGGCAAGTCTGCATCGCGGCGCCGGAGGGCGACCAATGAAAAAAACATCCATAGACCTGGGGCTGGCGGTGCTGGCGGCCAGTCCGCTGCATCGGCGCGGTGTGGGATTGTCCTGCTATATCATCGCCGCGGCGTGCGATTGTTCCCCGCAGAACATCCAGCAGCTTGAGCAAAGCGCGCTCCGGCATCTGCGCGCCAAATTGCGCGCCCGGGCGCGGCTGGATTTGGAATTTCACGGGGAATTGATGGGGATGCCTTGACTTCGCCGCCTTGGCAGAATGCCCGAACGCATCTTTGCCTACACGCCGCTGCCGGAATTGAAGGAGTTCGCCAAAACGCTGGCGTACGCCTTGGTGACCGGCAGCACTCAGGCGTTGCGCAATAATCATCTGGGTTTCCTCAAGCAGACTAACCCGGTGTCGCAGGTGGAATTAAAGCGCCGGTTCATGGAAATCCGGTTTGAAATCTACTGGCGCGGTTCGCGCACGGGCGATGCCGTGCTGGATGACACCGCCGCCTGCCAGGAATTGGAGCCGCGCAATCCGTATTCGGAAAAGGAGATGACGGCGGAAACCATCGAGCGGGTGCCGAATTTCATGCTGCCGCCGTTCAACAATTATTACCCCTGATTTATGGCCGGATTCCAAGGATTTCTTTACGGTCCGAGCGGGCAGCAGATTTACCCCACGCCGCGCGAGAGTCCGGGCAAATACAAGCCGCGGCCGCTGCTCAACCGGGAGATCAAGCGCAGCATCTCGCAATATGACCACGCGGAACTGGTGTCGCTGGCCACGTCCATTTGCTGCCGGATTCCGGCGCTGCGCGCGGCCATCCGCGACAAAAATTCCTGGGCGTTCACCAACTGGCTGCCGATTTACATGGGCGATAATGAAGCCTGGGGCGAGGCCGCCGAGGAATATCTGACGCACGAGGTTCTTCCCAACGCCATGTTCCGCGAGTTGCGCGGGGATTTCGCCTGGGGCATGCGCGTGAGCGGCATGGGCCTGGACATGCACGGCGACGATCTGTGCATCTTCACCGAGGACGAACAGCACAATCCCAAAATTGACATCGTGCCGGGCCCGCGCATCGGCAACGGTCTGCCGGGTTTCCAGTGGGTGAGCACGATGTTCAGCGGCGCGTTTATGACGGCCATGCGCGCGGACGGCATGGGGGTGGTGGATGGCGGCCGCTACAATGGACTGCCGATTTACAACGGCGTCATCCGGGTGGGCGGCAAACCCATTGCCGTGCGGGTGCTGGGATTCAACCCGGACGGCACGACGGCGTTTTACGACATTGATCTGGCGCCGTTCACGGCGCATTACGCCTGCGAATTGGAGTTTTTCGGACAGGGCCGCGGCCTGCCCCGCGTGGCGGCCAGCGTTCTGCACTGGTGCAAGAAAGAGGAAATTGACGACCAGTTTTTGAAGGGGCTGGCCAATGCCGCCCAGCGCGCGGTGGTCCACAAACTGCCGCCCGGGCAGGACGTGGCGCAGGCGCGCGGCAACGCCGTGGTGCTGAAATATGTCACGCCGCCGGCCACAACGGCCAATCCGTCGCCGGAGGAAAAAGCGGTTTTCGTGGAATACTCGCAGGATGGCAATGTGGCTTACATCGGCGCGGACGAGGAACTGGCCGGAATCAATTTCGAGAATCCGCATCCGAATTCCGAGCAATTCGCCGTGCGCATTCTGATGGAATGCCTGGCTGATCTGGGCTGGCCTTACGCGCTGCTGGACGCGAGCGCCACGAGCCGCGCGCCGACGCGCCTGGAAGCGCAAAAGGCGAACAACTCCATTTCCGAACGCCAGTCCATCGAGGAAATCCGCAGTGTGCGATTTTTCCAATACGCCATTGCCAAGGGCATGGAGAACAAGCGGATTCCGCGCAACGACGCCGGGCTGGACCCATTCAAATGGGGCGTGGGTTTCCCCGCGCAGTTGAGCGTGGACCAGGGCAACGACGTGACCGCCGCGCTGAACCGGCTGCGCATGGGCCTGACGAACGAGCGCATCGAGGCGGCCAAGGACGGTTACATCGCCAAGCACATCCGCCGGCAGCGCGAGAAGGAAGTGCGGGACATCATGGTGGCGGCCGACCGGGCGTATGCCTTCGCGCAAAATCTGGGCCACAAGACATTCACTTTTGACCAGTCAATGGCGCTGTTCTACCAGCCCAGCGTGAATCCGCCGACGCCGCAGGTGGTCGAGCGCGACACGACGCAGGCGACCGAACCCAAACCCGAACCCGCGCCCGGAGAATAGCCATGAACGAAAACGAACGATTTCCATTTGGCCGGAACATCCGCGACCCGCAATTGCGCGCGGGTTATGTGCGGATGATCGCCTTGAGGGTGATGAAAATTTTAACCCGCAAATAATATGAGACTCGCCCAAATCCTCACGACGTTGCAAAGCGAACCGCTGCTTTGCGACAACGCCTACCGCATCGCGCTGCTGGAGCTGTTCAATCAGCACCAGGAATTCGACCGCGCCGAATTCAAAACCCGGCGCAGCGGCACCGCGCGCAGCGGCACCGAACTGGACGTGGAGGACGCCGAGATCCGCGACGGCATCGCCATCATCCCCGTGGGCGGCCCGATGGCGGTCGGACTGGGCGAATTCGAGAAGGGGGCGGGAGCGGTGGACATGGATGACATCGCCCGCGAGATCGAGGAAGCGGAGAATGACGATGAAGTGGAGGCGATTATCCTGAATTTCGATTCCCCGGGCGGGACGTTCAACGGGACGTTCGAGCTGTGCGACCGGATCGCGGCAGTGGAGAAACCGATTTACGCCTTCACGCGCGGGACGATGTGCAGCGGCGCCTATGCGCTGGCGTGCGCGTGCGACGGCATTTTTGCCACCAAATCGGCGCGCGTGGGCAACATCGGCGTTTATACGACCGTCATGGACCTGAGCGGGCTGGCGGAAAAGGCGGGCATCAAGGTCAAGGTGTTCAGCAGCGGCCCGATCAAGGGGATGGCCACGCCCGGAACGGCGCTGACGGCGGAGCAGGAAATGTTCCTGAAACAGAACGTCATCAACATGGCCAATGTTTTTTTCAATCATGTGCGCGAATATCGCGCGGCCATCGGCGATGCCGACATGGGCGGCCAGTTCTACCAGGGCGAAGAAGCATGCGACCGTGGATTTGTGGATTCGATCATCGGCGGCATCGGCGAACTGGAGGAATTTCTGCGCGCGCAATAAGCCCCGCCACAACCCCTGGTGGTGTCCCCGGTTGACTCCACAACTTTTTCAAAGCGGCACATCACCGCGAATGAAAAAGTTATGACACTCAAAGACATCGTAGCGTCCGTCACTGAAATGAAGGCCACCATCGGCAAATGGGTTGCCGACAAGACGGCCGCCAGTGCCGAGGCCATCGCCATTTTCCAGACCAAGCTCGCCGATCTCGAATCCGGCGCGGCTGCCGCCCTTTCCGCCGCGCAGGCTTCCATTGCGGATTTGACGGGCAAATTGTCCACTGCCACCAAGGATTTGGGCGCGGCCACGGGCCAGATCACCGACATCAAATCTTCGCTTACCGCCGCGCTTGCCGCGCTCAAAATTGAGATCAAGTCCGACGCCACGGCGTTGGAAATGGTTTCGGCCCTGCAAACCGGGGTGAGCGCCACGCTGGCCAGGCTGAATGTTGATCCGGGCAAGATTCCCGCCGGGCCGGCCAGGGCCACGCAAACCGCCGATGGCAAGACCAAATCCCGCGCCGATTTCGAGGCGCTGAATCCGCAGGCCAAGATGGATTTCATCCGGTCGGGCGGCCGCATTCTGGCGGATTAAACGCCGTTCGATTTCAACCAAAAACAATAAATATTTATGCCTAATACACTTACCTCACTGGCTCCGGACATCTATGGCGCGCTGGATGTCGTCTCGCGTGAACTCGTTGGCATCATCCCGGCCATCGCCAAGGATCCGCGCGTGGATCGCATCGCCAAGGGCGTGACGTTCCGCAGCCCGGTGACGCCGCTCAATTCGACGGCTGGCACGACCACGCCCGCGATGGCGTTGCCGAGCGAGCAGGATCAGACCATCGGCCAGGCCACGCTGACACTGGCCAATTACCAGGAAGCCGGGTTTAGCTGGTCGGGTGAGGAAGAATACTATGTCAACACCGGCCCCGGTTTCACCAGCGTTTTACAGGATCAGTTCGCCCAATGTTTCCGCACGCTCGTGAATGCGATGGAATTGTCCATCGCGCAGACGATTGCGCTGAACGCCAGCCGCGCCTACGGCACCGCCGGCACCAGCCCGTTTCCGTCCAGTGGCGCGCCCGCCAACGGCGATTTGTCCGCGGCGAGCAAGTTGCGCAAGATTTTGGATGACAACGGCGCGCCCGGCGGCGAGACGCCTGGCATGCGGACCTGCGTGCTGGACACGGTTTCCGGCTCGAACATGCGCACGATGCTGCAATTGACGCGCGCCAACGAAGCGGCCGCGACGGACACGCTCCGCAAGGGGACGCTGCTCAACATCCACGGCATTGACTGGAAGGAATCCGCCGGCATCCAGCCCATTGCCGCCGTGGGGACCGCCGCCGCCACCGCGACCACCGACTCGGCCGGTTATGCCAAGGGCGCCACCACCATCAATCTGGCCGCGACCGGCAGCGGAACGATTCTGGCCGGCGACATCATCACGATCCAGGGCGACACGTCGGATTCGACGCATCAGTATGTCGTCGCCACCGGCACGAGCGCTGTCAGCGGATCATCCATCGTCCTCCAGGCGCCGGGCCTGAAGAAAGCCATTCCGGCGAGCGCCAAGACGATCACCGTTTTGGGATCGTCCTCGAATCTCTGGACGCCGAACGTGGCGTTCACGCGCAACGCCTGTCTGCTTGCCACCCGCTTGCAGATTGTCCCCGCCCGCGGCGACCTGGCCACCGACCGCATGGTGGTTACCGACCCAGTATCGGGCATCAGTTTTGAAGTGGCGTATTACCCCGGATACCGGATGGGCACCTACAAGGTGCTGTTCGCCTGGGGTTTCAGCGTCATCAAGCCGGAGCACACGGCCATTCTGTTGGGTTGATCCGACTGTTATCGGGTTATGTTTCCCGCCGCGCTGGCAGACCGGCGCGGCGGTTTTGATTGAAGGAAAAATTATGAAAAAATTCTTTGCCGGTTGGATAATCCTCGCCCTGGGCGCGGCGCTGGCCGCGGCCCGCACCGTCACCTTTTCCCCCAGCGCAACCCCGAACACGACGAACAACGCCATCATGGATTGCCGGGGCGCGTCCAGCCTGAGCGTGGAGGCCACCGGGCTGGGCACGGGCTGGTATGCCTGCATCATCAGCCTGACCAACAATCCCAATACCAGCGGCACGAACACGCTGGGCATCAATTTCAACGGCACGAACACGGTTTATACGTGGACGACCAATTCGCCGCCGGTGACGAATCAGACGATTCTCACGGAGCGCCAGTTTGCCATCGGCGTCACCAACGCGGACAACGGAATAAACGGCAACACGCTGATTTTGAATTTTGGCAACACGGCGCTGGCATATCCGGTTTCGACGCAGCCGGGCAGCCAGCAAATCACCAGCAGCAGCGTCAGCGCCAATGCGCAGGCCACGAATGTTTTCAATTTCATCTCCAATAATTTCCCCGGCTTCACGCTGGCTTACACCACCAACGCGAACGTATTCACGCTCACGACCACAAATCTGGGTTTGACGAGCATCACCCAAAGCGGCATCAGCAACGCGGCGCTGCTGTTCACCAATGGCGCCAGCCTGGTTTATGTGACCAATACGTCCATCACCACCAATTCAATTCTGCTGGCCGGTCTGACGGCGCCGGTGGCCGCGCAGCCGCGAACCCAGATTGTGCTGGGCGTCACCAACAGCGATGCCGGAACCGCCAGCAATTATTTGAATGTCGTCCTCGGGACTTACACCGCATCGTATCTCATCGTAACGAATGCCGGGACCGGGCAGATTTCCAATGCGGCCACCGCCCCGGCGCTGGCCACCAATGTTTTCAACTTTCTAAGTGCTGTTTATCCATCGTTCACGCTCACGCTGGCCACCAACATCATCACCATCGTCACGCTCACGAACGATGTTCTTTCCGTGAGCCAGGTGGGCGCCGACTTCACCAACGCGAGCAGCACCATTTATCTCGCCACCAACACGGTGGCGACCAACCTTTTTTATCTCATTCCGGGGACGAACACGGCCGGCAGCGCAACGAATTTACTGGCGGTCATCAACCGGGATTATCCGTCCATCACCGGCAGCGTGGCCACCAACATCTTGAATCTTTACAGTCAGGGGATTCCGCTGTCGGCGACCAATTCCAATCAGTCCACCAACACGAGCTGGTGTGCGATCACGAGCAGCACCAACACGGGCGGAAATATCGGGATTACGGCGACCGTATCGGGAAACATGGCCAATTGGCTGTCGTTTCCGAGCCTCAATTTGCTGTTTCCCCTCAGCGCCACCGCGACGAATGCCGGAACCAATGCCCTGCTCTACGGCTGGCCCTATGTGCAATTCACGATCTTCGATGCCAGCACTAATGGCGCGTGTCCGGGCCTGCAACTGATCATCACGTCCCAATAATGTCCGATGCAGCCTACATGCTGGGGGGATTCCGGGAGATGGCAAAAAGCGACATCCAGGGCGGGACCATCACCCTGACACTGGCCAATGTTTCCCCGCCCGAAGCCATCGTCATTGACGCCAATCTGGGCGTTTTTGAAATCGAGCAAACACTGGGCCCGGCGGGATTCATACCCAAGCTGATCGGCATTGCCACCGTGGCGCGCGAAGATTTGCCCGAAGGCTGGCAATTTCAAAGCGGCCAAAGCATCACCGCCACGCCGAGCATCGGTTCCCCCCGCGCCTGCGTCCTGGAAAAATTCACCGAATCCGGACCGCTCATCATGCTTTCGCTTTGGGACCAGAGCCAGAACGCTTGATTGCCGGTCACGCGCCGCCGATGATATGCGCGACATTCACCGGCACATCGCGCCCGCGTGCGATTTCCCCACGCACCACGGCACGGACCTGGTTAAGCAGCGCCCGCCGGAAAAACTCCGCCAGCGGCATGGATTTCCCCACGCGCCCATCCGGCATGGTCCACGGCGTGCGCCCACCCCCTTAGGGAGGGCGACTATCCCCTGACGCCCCGTAACAAATTTTAGAAATGTGATAAAATGAGCGCATGGATAAAATCAAATCGAAGTTTCACCGGCTGCTTTGGCTGGCGGCAAATTCGCCAGCATCTTCCGAAAAACGTCCACGCCGAAAAAGCGGTGATTGTAGCGGAAAGAAAACTCATCCACGTAAGACTGGAGCCACTTAGGACTGACGCTATGGTGCGTCCCGTCCACGCTCCGCTTAACCTGCGACCAGAAGCCATCAATCGTGTTGGTATGGATGCGGCCAACAACGTATTCCCCCGCGCTGTGATTGACCGCAGCGTGAGCAAATCCAAATTTGGAAGTGTAGTTGTAAACCGCCGATTCGTCGGTCATGACCTGCGCGGTCGTGACAACATTTTTACGGACAAATCCAATGGCGGTATCAGCGGTGACATTCGTCACCACAGTAGCCCGGACTTCGCCGCGCCGCTCGACTACTCCCATGACGGGAGTTTTCCCCACCGCGCCCCGGCCTTGACCGTGACGTTTTCCCCCGACGTAGGTTTCGTCAGCCTCAACAATCCCGGTCAATGGGTTGCCTGTCCCGCTCATCAATGCGCGGATTTGATGCCCCATGCGCCACGCGGTCTTGTAGGTCACCCCAAGCTGCCGCTCCAACTCTTTCGCGGCCACTCCATTCTTGGATTTTGCGAAAAGGAAAATGGCGAAAAACCACGACTTCAAACTGGTTTCAGATTTTTCAAAAATCGTTCCGGCAGTGGGATAAATCTGCGCTCCACACCATGCGCATTGATAGGCTCGCCGCTTGGCGCGGCGATGGAAGCAGTTCGTTTTTCCGCACTCGCATTTGTGACCCGCATAGCGGGCGCGGAAAATGAAGTCCAGACAGGCCGAATCGTCAGGAAATTCCGCGTCGAAACTCTTGAAATTATATTTGCTCATAACCTGCCGCCTTGTCGAGTTGCGCGAATATCCACTCGGTTAATTTCTTCGGTTTCGCCGCACGGACGTAGGCATTTTTCCGGCGCATTGTCACCCGCAATTGGATTTGATCAGCGGCCGTCACCCCGCCAATCGGGGGACGGCCAACCGGCTTGGTCGTTTCGAGGGGGGCGTGAAATTCTTCCGCGCAACGGACGCATACGTCAGAGTCCTTACCGTGTTCGCATTTATGACTCATGTCGGGTCAGAGATTGGAGAGCGCCTCGCGCATATCATCCTCGGTGATGCCGTCCCAGCGATTGTCGCTGAACATCACAAAATCTAGAACGCAAGCCACATAAGAGGCAATGGAACTGTCACGATAATTCTTCATTCTCATCCATGCGGCAAATTCGTCCCGCAACCGTGGCGAGTTTGGTTTA